CCAAAACAAAACAAATAGAACCCGAAACCCGCAGAAAAAAAAAGCTGGACCCCTGCCGTAAAAAGCCGCAACGGATTTGCCAGAAGCAAACCAATTTCCGCAATCCCAAGTGCCGTCAATCCATCGTATTCCCTTCCTGTCAGCTCTGCTCCCATCCGGATCAGAAACATGGTAAACGCCCGCAGTGCCGAAACACTCATTCCGGTCATCACCACATAGCGTCCAAGAAGCAGACTTCCCACTACACCGGCCTGTAAAATAGAAAATCCGGTTTTCCTAAGCCCCCGGTAAAGTCCGTTGCCCAAAAAAGAAATATGCAGACCCGTTTAACCTCACTCTCGGTACACATTATAAAGAAACTCTTTTATATAGAAAGAATTTTACCCCCTTACCCCACTTTCAAAAGGGGGATAAGGGGGTAAACGCTTTATTCCATCTTTCCTTCCGGTGCATAGATAGCCATAATTTCTTCTTCATTTTCTTTGTGATCTACTCTAATCCAAAAATCTCTGATCCAAAATCCTACCCTATGGTTACCTATCGCATATAATTCATTTGTTGCGAAATCCACAATAAATACTTCAGGAAGTCGGCCATTCCCATCACTCCACTCCATTTCTTCTTTGTACATCTCACACACTTTGTCTAAACATTTTTGACATAGAAATTGCTTTGCCTTATCAAAGTCCAATCCACTACCATCGTCATAAGTAACACTTGCTTCGAATATCCCTCGTCCCGGCATACCAGAAATATGGAACATACACTCTCCATCACCATGTCCACTTGTCATAATCCCCATTGTACCGTTCTCCAGAACTTCTGTACCGTCATCAGAATAAGCTCTCGTATCCAAATTGCTAATATCCATTGTATTAAGGCACACCAATCCTATCATTCCACTTTTTCTGAAATATGGCATTAAACTATTTTCATTGTCACCACAAATGTAACAGTCTCCTTTTAATTCAGAATCAACCTGAATACTATAATCTTTTTCTTCTATGCTTTCAGAAAGAACTCTATCCTTAAAATCGGATTGGGTTGCTTTTTCTGTACATCCAGACAACACATACATTGATGCCAATAGTAACGGAATTACTAATTTTTTCATAAACTCCTACCTTTCAGGGCAAAAAAAGAACAGCCCATAGTGTTTTCACTTATGAACTGTCCTACTTTTTCTGTAAACTCCGCACGAAGGTAAGTAATATCTCCCTCTCTTTATCATCCAAATACTCCCAAGTTTCTACCAGTTCCAGTTGACCTGCTGATAAGTCAGGGCGGATTCCGTCTTTGGTAAAAAACTGTGCCAGCGTAATTCCAAATGCATCACATATCTTTTCTATAGTTGGAATCGTTGGGATACTTTCTTTTGAAACAATTTTCCCCAATGCTGTCTGTGACATTCCAGTCAATTGAGAGAGACGGTATCTTGAAATTTTATGCTTTTCACACAACTCAATAATCCTCAATGCAACATAGTCTTCTGTAAGCAAGTAATCTACACCTCTCCTCTGATACTAGATGTATTTATTTTATCCCGTTATCAGAGGTTTGATTAGAACCGTAATAGTTTAGTATTTTACTAACTTATAGATTAGTATTAGTGCAAAAAAAATTGTATGGATGGTTCATAAGTATATCGTTCTTCTTAATTCAATAATCGCTATCCTGTTTCGCTTTCGTATAAAAAAAGAAACAGTCCAATATTTTCTTAGAACTGTCCCTCTTATTTCTTCAGTCCACGAATCATTGTCATGAATACCTTCCGTTCCTCAACATCCAACGAATCCCATATCATAAGAATTTCTCTTTGAGTCTCTGTCAAATTTGGATGACTCTCCTCATTCGAAAAAAACTGCGCTAATGTAATGCCGAAGGCACTGCATAACTTTTCAAGAGTTGGTATGGTCGGAATACTCTCTTTTGATATTATGCTTCCAATTGCAGTTTGGGACATTCCGGTCAGTTGAGCAAGACGATACTTTGTCAATCCACGCTTTTCACATAAATCAACAAGACGATCAGCTATGTAGTCCTCTGCACACAAGTAAATACACCTCTCTTCCGATATACGTTACTTTCATTTTAAACGTAAATCGAAAGATTTATTAGAACCATACTTCTTTAGCATTTACTCAACTACACTTGACTATATAGACAAAAAAATAAGATGCTATTGTGCATTCTCCAGTTCTATCAGACGATTATCCAGTCTATTATACTCTCTTTGAGTTTCTTCAATTTTAGCATACATCTTTAAAATTGTCGAACCTTTTACAAAGACTCTTTTTTCGCAGTAGCAGTATAACTTCTCCTTTAACTTTCTTAAATGTAATCCACATTTTTGAAGCTCTTTCAAAAGCATTTCTTCTTCATATTCTGACAATTATTCCACCTTCCTTTCGCTACGATAATACCATTTGAAGACAAATTCCGCAATAAAAATCCATCGACGAAATTCCCTTTATTCCGACATCTTCTCGTTATTTTTAACATGTGCTATACTCCTCTTTAGTGTAGTATGTACTTTTGTACAATTCACCTTTAAAAGCCGGGAGCAGATTTCCAAATAGAACTTGCTCAAACGGCGAAAGGAGGTGATAACATGCCTATAAACTATTCATTAATTGGTATCCGCATCAAAGAAACCCGAAATCAGCAAGGAATCTCTGCGGAAGAATTAGCTGAACTGGCAAATTTATCTTCTGTCTATATCAGCTACATTGAAAATGCCAAGCGGAAACCCAGTTTAGAATCTCTTATCAAAATCTGCAATGCACTGGGAATTACGTTGGATGAACTGCTCTATGGAAATCTGCTTTACAATCCTACAGAATATCAAACAGATATTGATCTGCTTATGGCAGACTGTTCCAAAAACGAAAAGCGTTTCATCTTCCTGATTCTTTCTGCGGTAAAAGATATTCTTCGGAGCAATGATTGGTCTTTAATTGAAAAAATACTTTTAAAGGACAGCAATTTAAAAGACCTATAATTGAATCACAAATCCATTTCACTTTATATAAACCATCCGTTATTCAATTAACTGGTGGTTTATGTCTTTTTCTCACAAAAAAATTATAATGAAAATAAATCGCAATACAAGGAATGATAACCTATGAAAGAATATGAAGAAAGAACTGAAACAATCGAACAACAAAAAGCCCTTATTCGTGAGCGTTATAAAGGAATAAATCCCGATGAGCTTGATGTCATTCCTGCGCTCCCAAAACCGGATATATTTAAAACATCTTCCATGTTAAGAGTAGCAGTTTATGCTAGAGTTTCCACTGATGATCCTCGGCAGACATCCTCATACGAGCTTCAAAAAAATCATTATCAAGACGTGGTAGATCGTAACCCCAACTGGAATCTTGTGAAAATATATGCCGATGAAGGAATTTCCGGTACATCTCTGCAACATAGAGAAGCCTTCAAGCAGATGGTACAAGACTGCGAAGATGGCAAAATTGATCTTATACTCACAAAAAGTGTATCTCGATTTGCTCGTAATGTTGTGGACTGTATCGGTTATGTCCGGGAGCTTCTTTCTCTCCGTCCTCCGGTCGGTGTATTTTTTGAAACCGAACATTTAAATACCCTTGATCCCAAAAGCGAAATGATTCTTTCCTTCATGTCTACCCTTGCACAAGAGGAAAGTCATACAAAAAGTGAAATCATGAATGCCTCTATTGAGATGCGTTTTCGCCGAGGAATATTCCTGACACCCCCTTTGCTTGGATATGATCAAGACGAAAACGGAGAATTAAAAATTAATGAACACGAGGCGAAAATCGTAAAGCTGATTTTTTATATGTATTTGAACGGAAATACCTGTCAGGAAATTGCCGATACGCTTACGGAACTTGGTTGTAAAACAAAAAAGAATAATGAAGTATGGTCTTCCGGTTCTGTTCTCCAGATTTTACAAAACGAAAGACATTGTGGTGATGTGCTTGCCCGTAAAACATGGACACCAAATTATCTTGATCATAAATCCCGAAAAAACAATCAAGACCGTAATCAATATAGAAAACGTGAACATCATGAAGCCATTATTTCACGAGATGATTTCATTGCAGTTCAAAAACTGATCAGTAATGCTAAATACGGAAACAAAGCCTTGCTTCCTGAACTTCATGTGATTCCAGACGGAGCACTAAAAGGATTCATCACGGTTAACCCCCGTTGGGCCGGATTCAAACCAGATGATTATCGTGCTGCTTCATCCAGTATTCCCGATTCAGAAATCACGCTTTCGGATACAATCCCTATTACTGCGCAACTTGGTTCTTTTGACTTAAGAGGATATGAAATCGCACATGGTCAGTTTTTTGAAACTACCGGAAAAATATCAGCGACTCTATCTTATGAAAAACTCAATTTTAGTACGGAAGCACTCAGAAAATTTGGGAAAATTAAAACCGTAGAACTGCTGATACATCCAAGTTCCTATCTTCTCGCTGTACGGCCTTGCACACTTGAAGATAATCGAAATAAAGTCCAATGGGCGCGCCTGCGAAATGGAGTTCTCGTTCCTCGCTATATATATGGAGCAGCCTTCCTACCTACACTTTACGAATTGTTTGGCTGGAATCCAAACTGCAAATACCGTGTTCTCGGAGTGGCACATCAAAAGGGATCTGAAAATGTCCTGATTTTTAATATGAAAGAAACCGAAGTACGCATTCCGAATGAACCACCTGCAACAACGGACAAAGATTCCCCTAATAAATCAACAGAAGCTTCCTCCACCCCCAAAACTATCCTCGGTTATCCGGCAGAATGGATGAATAGCTTTGGAAACAATTATTATAGTCAAACTCATGCACGGGAACTGGCTGCTTTTACCAATAATAAGAATTGGAAAACCACCTCTGAAGGACAGCCCTATAAGGAATCAGAACTGCATACCACGCCCAAAGCGGATCTCACGAAAGGAATCGTGGAAATTATGGAAGAAATAAAGGAGAATCGTAATGACTGACACACCTGTAAACACATGGGAACTGGCACAAAATATTCCCGAAGATATGAGCAAACCTCAAAATCCCCTGCCAGTAACTATCACACCGGGAAAGGATGGACAATCCGACATCATTGAAGACATGGATTTCAGCTTTGATGGATATCAAGTTGTCCGTGGCGAATTTTTCGCCCATACATTTGAGCCTTCCTTTACATTTAACAATTACAAAGTATCTGTAAATATGGCCTGTATAAAAAAACTTCCTTCTGTAGAATATGTGCAGATACTCGTAAACCCAGAAGAAAAAAAGCTTGCTGTAAGGCCATGCCGTGAAGAAGAAAAAGACTCTTTCCGTTGGTGTTCCGCAGGAAAAAAGAAAAATCCAAAACAGATCACCTGCCGGATATTCTTTGCAAAAGTTATCTCTTTGATGAACTGGAATCCTAACTATCGTTACAAACTTTTAGGAAAACTCATCCGATCCGGTGATGAAGTATTATTCATTTTTGACCTGACAACCCCGGAAATATTCATGCGCACTTCCAAAGAGGGAGAAAAGCCAAGAGTATCTCGAACTGCAAGCTATCCTTCTGAGTGGCAGAATCAATTCGGAGTTCCTGTCGAAGAGCATCAAAATGCCCTGCAGATCAATATTTTTGATGGATATGCAGTATTTGATGTCCATGAAAAAAAGAAAACACAGTCTCCTATGCAGGAGCAGATACCAGTCCCAAACGAAAGTGAGGTGCTAGATGATGAGTCGAGAAAATCTATGTCAACCCATCCTGAGTATTGATTTAAAAAAGAGTCTTATTCGTATTCATCGTAATACACTACGGCTTCTCGGCGATCCTGATTATATTCAACTACTGATTAATCCCAATTCCAAAATGATAGCAATAAAGGCTGGCGATAAACGGGATTATCTCGCACATAAAGTTAGAAAATATCGTTTTGAAACAGGATACAGTTATGAATTATACTGTAAAGATTTATTACAAACCATGATGACTGTAGACTGTGGGTGGGAATATGGAAATATTTTCCGCTTATATGGGCAATTTAATTCCAAAGCAGGAGTTATACAGTTTTCCATGTCGGAAACGTCCCCTTCTATGCAACAGAATACTGAATGGAGTGAACAAACATTATGAGCAGCTATAATAACTATACCCTTAAATTTGATCCGGAATTTACGAATCTCATTCAGCCATTAGAAGATCGCGAACATAAATCACTGGAACGAAAAATAAGCTCCCACGCATACAGTGAGCCGATTTACACTTGGAATGGATTGATTGTGGATGGAGTTGAAGCATATCAAATCTGTCATAAACGAGGAATCAAATTTCGTATCAAACGCATGTATTTTTTAAGCCGGGAGGATGCAGTCTCATGGATCTGCACACAGCAACTTAAACGTGAAGACCTTACAGAAGCCAACCGCAAATATGTGATTGGGAAGAAATACGATGCCGTAAAAGCGATTACTGCCCGTCTTTCATCTGAAAATTCCACTACCGGAAAAGGCAGTCATACATATCATATAGAAAAGAAAATTCCTTGCAGGCATATTTCCGCAACACAGATAGCATCTGAATGCAACACATCTCCTGCTTCCGTGTACAAATACAATGAATATAGTCGTGCATTGGATAATATTTGTGAGAAAACTCCCCAAATGGTAGAACGAATCCGTTCCGGTAAGCTTCGCATTTCTCACGCCAATATTATTGAACTTTCCCGACTGCCTCATTATGAACTCAAAAAATTATATGATTACATGATTGAAAAAGGCATTGAACATCTAAGCTATCCTGATATGAAGCGTGAACTTCAATGGAGAAAAGTTGTTGCTCCAACCCAAAAGGAAAAAAGCGTAGAACCGAAACCCGTCATCAAGCAAATGCCAAAATTTGATCCCGATGCCGAGCTTTCCAGTCTTTCTCTCACAATTCCTTCTTGGTGCAGTTCCATCGAACGGGTAATGAATGTGACTGATTTCCAACGTTCTTCTAAAGAAGGAAAAAAGCGTTTAAAAGTACAACTGAGTAATCTAATGACTGTAATTGATAAAATTACAAAGATTTTGGAGGAAGCATGATTATGGAAGAAAATATTGAAGAATTACAAAGATATGTCCCAAACGTTCATTTTGAACAGATACCTATCAAAAACCTTGTTTCAGACCAAAATTATCAAAGAAACCTATCTTTGCGCCATGTTGAAAAAGCAGCTGCAAACTTCGATCTGTATCAAATCAATCCTGTAAAGGTAAGCCGTAGGAATGGCATTAATTATGTGTTTAATGGACAGCATACTATTGAAATCGTGGCATTGGTATCCGGTTCCCGTGAAACTCCTGTCTGGTGTATGATCTATAATGATTTAAATTATACTCAGGAAGCAGATATCTTTGCTAACCAGATGAAATATGTAAAGCCTCTGCTGCCTTATGAAATCTTCATGGCTAACATCGAGGCTGGAAGCGAAAAAGAATTGATTATCAAGGATTTAGTGGAATCCTATGATTTATCTATCACATCCTCTTCTCACCCCGGCGGAATCTGTGCGGTATCAACTTTGGTAAATATATATGACAAATATGGTTTCCATACTCTTGACCGTGTACTCCGCTTATGCGTGGCCACTTGGGAAGGCGCACCTATGTCCTTCAGTTCCAATATGCTGAACGCAGTCGCAAGGTTAGATAATGCTTTCGGAGATAAAATGAGTGATACCACTTTCAAAGAAAGGGTTGGTCGTGTTTCTGTCCGTGAAATCGGACGTCAGGCAAGAGAACGCCGTGGAGGATCTCTTGGATTTGCAGAAGCGATTCTGATTGCCTATAACAAAAAATCAAAACACCCCCTCCGCATGGATACCCTCTACGCTCATAAAACTCCACGAGGAAAAAAGGCGGATATTGAAACATCAGAAAATACCGATGTATTCGAAGATGATATGGTTGATGGACAGCTCGCAATTTTTACAGAAGAAACTGAAGAAAATATGGCTCTGTTGGAATAACCTCAGAGCCTATATCTTTACCTTAATCTCCGTGCCATCCAAAAATCGAATCACCATTATTTCTTTTCCCTGTACAATTACCCTTTCCAAAACCATCTGTCCAAGTTCTGGCAGCATCTTTGTAAGAGGCGGTTGCAACGTCAATCCTATCATTTGTTCCGCACGAAGTCTTTCTAATGGATTTCCGTCTTTCTTGTTTTTCTCCCATTTGGGAAGATATTGTTCTCTTTCCGCAACAATCTGGTTCCACGCCGTAATAAAACCCTTAAGTAGGTTTTCATGCGGGAGATTCTCACTGGCACATCCTTTCACTCCATGATTTTTACTTCTGTTATTACATTGCCAAAACTCTACTTCCCTGCTTTTCCAACTTTTCTTTCCACAAACTGCACCACACTTTCCACAGACTCACCTGCAAGAAAACGGACTGACCTCCGAAGCCATATCCATAGAAGGTCAATCCCAATTCCTGCATGTAGGAATCCCTTCTTTCCAATTCAAGTTGTGCCGCTTCCCATTGTTCTTTTGGAATGATTGCTTCGTGGCTCTCTTTTACATAAAACTGTTCCACTTCCCCATGATTCTTTTTTACTTTCTTGGTAAGGAAATCTGCTGTATAAGTTTTTTGCAAAAGGGCATCGCCCATATATTTTTCATTTTTTAAAATAGCCCTTACAGATGCACTTCTCCATTCTTCCCTGCCTGTACCAGTCTTGATATGATCCTCCATCAGCATTTTCGCAATAGCAGCCGGATTATAGCCATTCAAAAACTCCCGATAAATTCGCTTCACTATTTTTGCCTGTTCCTGATTTACAATCAGTTTCCCATCGTCGCCTTTATCATATCCAAGAAATTTCGTACAGTCCACCTGCGGAATTCCCTTTTTAAACTTGCTTCGTATGCCCCATTTGCAGTTCTCCGAAATATTTCTTGATTCGTCCTGAGCCAGCGAAGACAATATGGTAAACAATAATTCTCCTGATGCATCTAAAGTGTTGATATGCTCTTTTTCAAAAAATATTCCAATTCCAAGATTCTTTAACCTTCTGCTATATTCCAAACAATCCTGCGTGTTACGGGCAAATCTTGATATGGACTTTGTAATGACTAAGTCAATCTTCCCTTCTTCACAATCACGAATCATACGTTTAAATTCCTCACGCTTTTTGGTATTTGTGCCGGAAATACCCTCATCCGCATAAATGCCTGCCATCTGATACAATGGATTATCCTGAATATATTTTGTGTAATACTCGACTTGATTTTCAAAACTATTCAACTGTTCTTCCTGATCCGTAGAAACCCTGCAATATGCCGCTACCCGAAGGTTTCTCGTTTTCTGCTGAGTCCTGCCACCCACTCTATAAGGCTGACTCGCTGGTATAACTGTAATGCTTCTCGCCATTTTTATCTTCCTTTCCCATAATATATATTTTGCCATCAGGCAGATTCCATCCCTTTATAATTTCATCGGGAATACGGACTCCCGGACATTTTGCCTGCCCCTTTCTTTTATAGCTCGAACATATCCATCTTACTGTTCCATGTGAAATATACCGTCCAAGCCTGCTTCCGCATCTTGCACAATGCAATCGTCTATAGTACGGATAATTTTCCTCATTTAATTCTGGATATAAATCTTTGTGATTGAATTTTTTCTTTTTATGCTTATTCTTCCATGTTCTCTCACCT